AACTCCTTAAAGATACTGGTATTAAAACCAAGATCATCAAGCAATACCTGCCGGTCATCAATCAGTTGACCAACCAGTATCTTCAGGTGCTTGATTTCTACGTTCACTTTGACTTAGACGAGTCTTTCAAAGAAACCATACGGTCACGTCATCGTGATGCGTTTTCTTATGACAGTTTCTCCGAGGGTGAAAAGCAACGCATCGACTTAGCACTTCTGTTTACTTGGAGGCAGGTTGCTAAGATGAAGAACAGTATCGCCACCAACCTACTGATTCTTGATGAGACTTTCGACAGTTCTCTCGATGCGGATGGAGTAGAGAATCTACTCAAGATTCTTGAAACTATTGATAACGACACGAATGTATTCATCATCTCACATAAAGGTGAGTTGTTGGACAATAAGTTTGATCGCAAGATCGAATTCATCAAGCACAAGAATTTTTCTAAAGTCGCTTGACCTTTCACACCTAATGGTGTATAATGGTACTATATTAACAAAGGATTATATCATGGAACTATCTGAATCAACACTAGAAGTCTTAAAAAACTTCGCATCAATCAACTCAAACATCGTTTTCAACGAAGGTAATGTAGTAAAAACTGTATCCGAAGCAAAGAATGTTTTAAGTACTTCTACCTTAGACGTAGATTTTCCCCGCAAGTTTGGTATCTATGATCTCAATGAGTTTCTTAGTACCTTGTCTTTACTGGACACTCCTCGATTAAAGTTTGAAGATAACTTTGTTATCGTAAGTGATGGTAGTGGACGTTCACGTATTAAGTATCATTATTCTGATACTGATATCTTAACTTCACCTAGTAAAGATATTATCATGCCCGAAGCTGAAGTAACATTCACTTTAGAACGTGAAACGTTATTGAAAATCAAACGTGCTGCTTCTGTTCTAGGTCATACTGAAGTGTCAGTGTCAACATCTGGAAATGTGATGAATTTGTCTGTTATAGATAATAACGATAAAACTTCTAATGCTTTCTCAATTGATGTTGATGGTAAGTTTGAAGATTCTAATTTTAGTTTCGTGTTTAATATTTCGAATCTAAAAATGATTGATGGGGATTATGATGTTTCAATCTCATCTAAATTAATCTCACATTTTGTGAATAAATCTTCCGGTATTGAATACTGGGTTGCGCTTGAAAAAACTAGTACGTATGGAGCATAATTATGAGTGATAATGAAGAAATGATTGATTTGGTTAACCGTGTAACACGAAGTACTGTCGCAGTGATTGACACCGTTGCTGGTCGAGGCGGGTTTCGTGGTGAAGAGTTGGCGACCATTGGACAATTACGAGATCAATGTATTGCTTTGATTCAAATGGTAGAGACTGAAGAGTCCAATAGTGAATCGGAATCTGAGTAAGTTTATTGCGGTGGTACGATAGAGTAGGTACATTCTTCCAGTCTGTGCAGGTGGGGCAGTTCCACCACACCGCTCCAATTTTTATATTATGATGAGGTGTGTGAATGAAACCAGAGTTTCTTTGGGTTGAGAAGTATCGTCCCGCGAAGATTGCGGATACAATTTTACCAATTAAATTAAAAGAAACATTCAGTGAAATAATCAAGTCCGGTGAATTACCAAACATGTTGTTCACCGGCACCGCAGGTCTCGGTAAGACCACAGTTGCAAAGGCTCTTTGCAACGAACTTGACCTAGACTTTATCATAGTCAACGGTTCAGAAGAAGGCAACATTGAAACCCTAAGAGGCAAGATCAAACGTTTTGCTTCGTCTGTTTCCCTACAGGGTGGTGTCAAAGTTGTTATTCTTGATGAGGCAGATTATCTGAATCCTCAATCGACACAACCTGCATTGCGCGGGTTCATCGAAGAGTTTTCAGATAACTGCCGATTCATTCTCACATGTAACTTCAAGAATAGAATCATTGAACCACTCCACTCTCGGTGTGGTGTGTATGAATTCAATACATCTAAGAAAGACATGCAAGCCTTGTGCGGTCAGATGATGAAAAGATCTATGGATATTCTTGAGAAAGAGAATGTAGATCTGAACGGTCAAGATAGTGATCTAGCCAATGTGATCATGAAACATGCTCCAGATTGGCGACGAGTTCTCAATGAACTTCAGCGTGCGTCTGTGGGTGGTGTTCTAAACATCTCTGTTAATGCAGACACGAACAACTACCACGGTTTGTTTGAAACACTTAAAGCCAAAGACTTTAAGAAGATGCGAACATGGGTGGCTAACAACATCGATGTTGATACAGCAGCTATCTTTCGTCACATGTATGACAGCATGTACGAACGTATTGATACTGGAAGCATACCACAGTTAGTGTTGATCCTTGCTGATTATCAATACAAGGCTGCATTCGTTGCAGACCATGAGTTGAACATGGTCGCTTGCATGACGGAGGTTATGGCAGGAGTTGAATTCAAATGAGTGTTGAGAATATATACTACCTTCCTAAACTTGTTGATCTTAGATTTGCGCCAAAGTGTGGTCTTACAAATTCCAAATATCTCTGGCAAAAATTAGGAGGAAGAGTTGATTATACCTATATTAAAGGCGGCCCTAGTAATCATAGAGAGAAACAATGGTGGGACAAAGGCGATATTCATGATCCCCCGTTCAGAAAAAACAGCATTCGTTTTGCAATAAAAAGGGATCCTGTGAAAAGATTCCTATCGTGCGTTGATTTTCTAAACCGCAGTCATCATGTTAAAAATGCAAGTATACGACCTTATCCTGCAAAAGGATTTTCTTCTTTAGAAGAAGCGATAACCGCAATTGAAAAGGGTAATGTGATGAACTGGCATTTTTTAACACAGACATATTTTTATGGTGATAAAAATAAATACAATTACGTATATGATTTAACTGATATGGATCAAGCTATATCTCACATGTTAGAAATTATTAATCCACCATGGTCCGAAAATAAAAAGAATCAGATAATTAATCTACGCGAAAATAAAAGTATAAAAGGTTTGTCTTTAGAAGTAACACATGATATAATTGAAAGAATAAAAATCTTATATCGTATTGATTATGAAAGTGGATGGTGTTAATGAACCCCTTTGAATATGTAACTGCTATAAATTATACTAAAACTAATATGATTGTAGATGAAGAAACAGAAAAAGGTTATCTACCTTACATGTCCAATCGTTCACTGTCTTATTTTCAAGATACTGTGGCTGTAGCTAATGCTATGAATCAATATCACATCCTTGACAAGAAGCTTCAGTTTGATTTTCTTATAAATATTGTTAGAAAACGAAAACGATTCTCTAAGTGGATAAAACCTGAGGTCGTTACTGATTTGGAAGTGGTAAAAGAGTATTATGGATACAGCAACGAAAAAGCAAAACAAGCCCTGTCCGTACTCTCCACCGAAGACTTAACTGAATTGAGTAAAAGGATGTATAAAGGTGGAAGAAAATAATATATGGGCTCCAGCAGATATGTTGGAAATTACATTGAATGAACCCGATGATTTTTTAAAAGTACGTGAGACTCTTACCCGAATAGGTGTAGCGTCTCGTAAAGAACAAAAACTATTTCAATCGTGTCACATCTTGCACAAACAAGGTAGATATTTCATCGTACACTTCAAAGAACTGTTCTTACTTGATGGTAAAAAATCTAACTTCGAAGAAAATGATATGCTAAGACGAAACACTATCGCACAATTGTTATGTGATTGGGGTTTGGTTTCTGCGGTAGATCCTTCTAAATTAAAAGAACATGCTCCATTGAGACAAATTAAAATCATTTCCCATAAAGACAAAGATCAATGGGAGCTGTGCCCTAAATATAATATCGGAAATAAATAAACTACTTGACTTTCTAACTTAGATCGTGTATATATAGTAGTGTCGATGCAGAATAGTCTGATCGATAGACAACAATCTTGCTTAAATTAAATAAGGAGATAGCAATGGTTACTACAAGAAGTAAAGTGTTTTCGTTCCCCCACTCTCGTTTCATTGGTTTCGACCATGTCTGGGATGAGATAGAAAGATTAACTGCCGCTGGCGCAAACGAGAAGGGTTTTCCTCGTCACAATATTGTAAAATATTCTGACACAGAATACGCCATGGAATTTGCACTTGGTGGTTACAAAAAGAAAGACCTAGATATCGAGGCAAAGCCTGGTGTTCTAGTCATTCGGGGCAACCCTGAAGAGGATACTACCGAGTATCTTCACAAAGGGATTACTACGAAGAAATTCGTGGAAACATTCCGACTTGCAGATCATGTTGTCGTTGATGGAGCTGAATTCGTCAATGGACTACTGGTGATTAAACTCAAAGTGGAACTACCCGAAGAACAGCGTCCGAGAAAAATAGAAATTAATTCTCAATAAGGACGTAACAATGGAAAAGTTTGTAAAAAGCGAGGAATTTCTTTCCTCTAAAAAAGAACAGATGGTTGCAATCGCGCAACTACTTGGTGTGCTTTTAGTCGCACCGATCATGATTGCTGTAAGTTGGTTCGCATGATCAAGAAAATGAAAAGTTGGTTAGGCATTGTATTCTTTGCTTCGCTTGTACTGGGAGGTCTAATAGCACCTCTTTTCACACCTAACTACGGTGTGTACACAGCGGGTTCAAGTCTGTATATGCCAGCGCCATATTTGTAAAACCTTTGGGTGCCTCTTAAGCGCATGACGGCATAAACTGGGGGGACGCATCCCCCCGACCCAATCTTTACGAAACATTAACCAAAGATTAACTAGACCTTTACCATATTAACGCCCCTTATTAAATAGATACTCTTTTAATAAAGGAGTAATGATATGAAAAAGAATTGGAAAGAAACGATTGTAGCCTTGGTATTCATAGGATCGGTGTTTATGTTTTTAAGTTTAGACATTAAAGCCGCACCCTACATAGAATACAAGAACGAGTACGAGTTGAAAGAGTGGGATCACACTAAGACAACTCATCATTTAAGACTAGGTTACAAAGCAAAGAACAACATGTATTTTGAAATCGGACCAATGACTAAGGGTCACAGTTACGAAGCAGGATACAAGTTCAAGTTTGATGCTGTAACAGTTAAAGGTAAACTGGAGACCAAGGACACTGGCGATGCTAAGACCAAGGTTGAAACTGAAGTAAGATTTAATTTCTAAGGAATAATTATGCCAGGTATTGTAATCGCAATGATGTTAATCGGAACTGTACTTGTAAAAGACAGTAACCGAAAACTCGACGAAAAATGTGCACAAGAAGTATTAGACGGTGTTGCTGAGTCTCATCAGGAATGTCGCCGGTACTATATGTCTAAGTAATAGTTCAATTCCCTGTTAGCTCAGTTGGTAGAGCAAATGACTGTTAATCATTGGGTCCGTGGTTCGAGCCCACGACAGGGAGCCAGCTCGAGAAGTGAACCGTCTACTTTGAATGATGGTTGTTGACCCGCTGGCAGGCCGGTGATTAACATAACTGGGTTCGAGTAGCTCTCGTTAAACCAAGTCTGCTATTTTAAGGATAAGATATGATTAAAGGTTACATGCAAGTGGATTTAAATAATGAACTAGCTGTTCGTTATATGGAAGTTGCACTGAAATCTTTTGAGAGAGTTTCAGATATTTTTGAGATAGAGGTTGTGCAATGCATCACTCCAGAAACCTTACTACCTGAATTAATAAACCATAAAAAAGTGACACGTGGCAAGGACGGAAATCATTTAAAGATGCGTTCACCTCAAGAAATAGGTTCGTTACACTCAAACTATCGTATGATTAAACGTCTCTCTGAAGGCGAAAGGTTCTGGATCTTAGAACATGACGCATTTTTAAGAGTCAATGGTGAAGATGTTTTTAGAACACTTATGAGTAAATGGAATCAGTTTCCCGCCGCTGGTATAGGAATGGCGTTCGAATTTTATACTATGTGGCCAGAAGTAGCCCAAAAATGGATAGATGTTTTTTTGAGTGGTGTCAATATGGGCCCTATGGGTATTATGCATAAAGCTACTGATAATTGGTCCAATGAAACGCAATATTCTAAAAATAATATTTATTGGCCGTGTGACAGAAAAGTTGATACTCGTTGGGCTAACATGACTGGTATAGGTAGATCTTGTCATCAAGCACATCGTGACCCATCCAAGATTCTACACTCACCTATCACACAATGTATAGACGTTAGATATGGTGGCACTGTTACGGATCGTGAAATGACTAAGAATTCTAAAACGGGTGAATACGACCAAAATATATTGTACAATAAAAAAAGACACCCAGATGTGGAGTGGATAACGCTTGACGATTGATAAGATTTATAGTATAATTACCCCATGAATAAATTTTACACATCAGTATCTAGAAGAGCAAACAATATCCTTTATCGTGGCTATGAAAATGGTCAACGTGTTCAAAAACAAGTTGCATATTGTCCAACTTTATTTGAAATGCATCGTGGTGTAGAAGAGACGGGGTATCGTGGACTATACGGCGAAAAACTAATGCCGGTGCATTTTGATTCTATGCGAGACGCTTCGAATCATGTTCGTGATTATGAAGGCGTCAGTGGTAAACCCATCCACGGCCAAAACAATTTCGTCTTACAATTTCTAGCAACTGAATTCCCAGCCAATATAGAATTTGATCGCAATCTGGTAAACGTTGCAACAATCGATATTGAAGTTGCATCTGATGAGGGGTTCCCGTTACCAGAAGAGGCCCTTCACCCAGTAATATCAATTACCCTAAAGAATAACCACGATTCTGTCTACCATGTTTGGGGACTCTATGACTATGATGTTTCAAAAACACATATGGATGTTAAATACTACCGACACGACAACGAAATAGATCTGTTAAAATCTTTTCTTAATTTTTGGGATAATCCTAAAACAACCCCAGATATTATTACTGGTTGGAATACATATCTTTTTGATATGCCTTACCTGATAAACCGAACAACTAGGATTATTGGTGGTGAGACAGCAAGACGATTTTCTCCATGGAGAAATATCCGTGAACGTAAGATAACGATGATGGGACGTGAACAACAAGCCTATGAGATTGAAGGTATTGTTCAACTTGATTATTATGATCTGTTTAAGAAGTTTACATGGAACACATATGGTCAACAAGAATCATATAAGTTAGACCATATTGCAAGCGTTGTATTGGACGAACGTAAACTC